ATAATAAAAAATGGTATAAAATACCCCGGCAACGAACATATGGGTGCTTTTGGATGCGATAGTTACGATATATCAGGAACAGTAGGTGGAGGAGGATCTAAAGGAGCTTTACACGGGTTAACTAAATTTAGTATGGAAGATGCTCCTGCTAATACATTTTTTTTAGAATACATAGCTAGACCACAAACAGCGGATATGTTTTTTGAAGATGTTTTAATGGCTTGTGTTTTCTACGGAATGCCTTTATTAGCTGAAAATAATAAGCCTAGATTATTATATTATTTTAAAAGGAGAGGTTATAGAGGGTATTCAATGAATAGGCCTGATCGTATTTGGAATAAATTATCGGTTACCGAAAAAGAAATAGGCGGTATGCCTAACTCAAGTGAAGATATAAAACAAGCTCACGCTGCGGCTATTGAAAGTTACATAGACAAACACGTGGGGTTACTGGAAGACAATACTTATGGTACTATGTATTTTAATAGAACTTTAAATGACTGGGCTGGTTTTGATATTAACAGCAGAACCAAGTTTGATGCTGCTATAAGTTCTGGGTTAGCTATAATGGCTTGCAATAGACACAAGTATTATCCAAAAGCAAACGTGCAAAAAAATAAAATAAATTTAAAAATATCAAAATATACTAATTCTGGTGTGTTTTCGAAAATAATAGAAAATTAAAAGTATGGCTAAATCTGTTATAACAAATTATTTTCCAAGTCAAATAGCAAGTGACAAAGAAAAAATGTCAATGGACTACGGAACATCTGTAGGTAGAGCTATTGAAAACGAGTGGTTTAGTAGTGATAACGGTTATGGTAGATTTAAAAGTAACCAAAACACATTTCACAACTTAAGATTATATGCTAGAGGAGAACAGGGTATACAAAAATATAAAGATGAATTATCTATAAACGGTGATTTGTCATATCTTAATTTAGATTGGAAACCTGTACCTATAATACCTAAGTTTGTAGATATCGTTGTAAACGGTATATCTGAAAGACTTTTTGACATAAAAGCTTATTCTCAAGATCCTTATGGGGTTGAAAAAAGAACAAAGTATATGGAATCATTAATAAGAGATATGCAAACAAGAGAGCTAAATGAATTTGCTGCTCAAGAGTTTGGTATCAACTTATTCGAAAACGACCCAGAGACATTACCTAAAAATAAAGAAGAGTTAGATTTGCATATGCAACTTAGCTATAAGCAAGAGGTTGAGTTAGCCGAAGAGCAAGCTTTAAATGTTTTATTAGAAGGTAATAATTATAATCTTATTAGAAGAAGGTGTAATTACGATTTAACTACAATAGGTATTGCTGCTGTAAAAAATACTTTTAATAAATCAGAAGGAGCTAAAATTGAATATGTAGACCCAGTTGATTTAGTTTGGTCTTACACTGACTCACCTTACTTTGAAGATATTTACTATGTAGGAGAAATAAAAAGAGTTCATTTAAACGAGCTTAAAAAAGAATTTCCTTGGCTAACAAATGATGAATTACAAGAAATATCTTCTCAATCCTATCAAAGTAACGGTTTTTACGATAGATCAATTACTAATTCCAATGAAACTGACTCAAATACTGTACAGGTTTTATATTTTAACTATAAAACTTTTACAAATGAAGTTTATAAAGTTAAAGAAACTTCTACGGGAGCAGCGAAGATAATACCAAAAGATGATGATTTTAATCCACCACCAGAATTATATGAAGAGTATGGTATTGAAAAAGCGTCCCAATCATTAGAAGTTTTATATGAAGGTGTTAAGATACTAGGAGGCAGAATGCTTAAATGGGAGCTTGCTAAAAATATGATACGCCCTAAAAGCGATTATACAAAAGTAAAAATGAACTACAGTATTGTAGCTCCTAGAATGTACAAAGGAAGGATTGAATCTCTTGTTAGCAGAATAACAGGTTTTGCAGATATGATACAACTAACCCATTTAAAACTGCAGCAAGTTATGTCAAGGATGGTTCCAGATGGAGTTTACTTAGACGCTGATGGTTTAGCTGAGGTTGATTTAGGTAATGGAACAAATTACAATCCGCAAGAAGCCTTAAATATGTTTTTCCAAACAGGTTCTGTTATAGGTAGGTCTTTTACTCAAGAAGGAGATATGAACCCAGGAAAAGTTCCTATTCAAGAAATATCTACAGGATCAGGAGGTGGAAAAATACAAAGTTTAATCGCTAACTACAACTATTATTTACAAATGATAAGAGATGTAACAGGTTTAAACGAAGCAAGAGACGGTAGTACCCCTGATTCTAGAGCTTTAGTTGGCGTTCAAAAATTAGCTGCTGCAAATTCAAATACAGCAACTAGACACATATTAGACGGTAGTTTATTTTTAACTTCTGACCTATGCGCAGGCTTGTCGCTTAGAATATCAGATATATTAGAATATTCACCAACAAGGGAAGCTTTTATACATAAAATAGGCAATCAAAATGTAGCTGTTTTAGAGGAGATGAGTGATTTGTACTTATATGACTTTGGTATATTTATTGAGTTACAGCCTGATGAAGAACAAAGAGCAGTTTTAGAAAACAATATTCAAGCAGCTGTACAAAGTGGTTTAATAGATTTATCTGATGCTATAGATTTAAGAGAAATTAAAAATATAAAATTAGCTAATCAATTACTAAAACTTAGAAGAAACGAAAAACAAATAAGAGATCAGCAAATACAACAACAGAATATACAAGCTCAAGCAGAAGCGAACGCTCAAGCTCAACAAGTAGCCGCTCAGGCTGAAATGCAAAAACAAGAAGCTATCACGCAACAAAAGATTATGTTCGAACAAGCAAAAGCTCAAATAGATCAACAAAAATTAATGCAGGAGGCTTCTCTGAAAAAAGAGTTAATGCAAATGGAGTTTGAAATGAATATGAAATTAAAAGGCATAGAAGTTCAAAGTAAAAAATCTGAGACAAAAGAAAAAGAAGATCGTAAAGATAAAAGAACTGAATTGCAAGCAACTCAACAAAGCGAATTAATAGAACAAAGACAAAACAATTTGCCGCCTAAAAATTTTGAATCATCAGGTAATGATATACTTAGCGGTAATTTCAACTTAGGTTCCTTTGAGCCTAAGTAATAATAATAGTAATAATTATATAATATTTTATCATGGCAGGAACCAATGAAGAACCTTTAGCGACACAAGAAGTTGCTCAAGAACAAAAAACAGAAGAAAATAAAGCTATGTCTTATGAGGACGGCATTATTAAGGTAAATTTAAACGAATTAAATAATTCAACAGAAAATGCTGTTCCAGAGCAAAAACCAGATGTAAGCAATGCTACCATCGAACAATCTGAAGACAGTAGTAACGGTGAAAAATTGGTTGAAGAAGTACAAAGCTCTGTCCAAGAAGAACCAGAATCTGTAATTGAAGAAATACAAGAGGAAAAAGTCCAAGAGCAAGTAGTTGATTTACAAGAAGATATACAAGAAGCTATAGCTGAACAAAAAGAATCGGGAGTAGAACTTCCTGAAAATATTCAAAAAGTTGTAGATTTTATTAATGAAACAGGCGGAAGCCTTGAAGATTATGTTAAGTTAAATACTGATTACTCTTCTTTAAATGATGATCAGTTATTAAGAGAATATTACGAAACAACTAAACCTCATTTAGATAAAGAAGAAATTGATTTCTTGATGGAAGACAATTTTTCTTATGATGGGGACATGGATGACGAATTAGATATTAGAAGAAAAAAATTAGCTAAAAAAGAAGAGTTATCAAAAGCTAAGCAGCATCTTGATAGTTTAAAAACTAAATATTACGAAGAAATAAAAGCTGGATCTAGACTAAATCCAGAACAACAAAAAGCGATTGAATTTTTTAATCGTTATAAAAAAGAAAACGCGGAAGCAGCAAAATTAGCTGAACAACAAGTTTCTACATTTAAAAACAAAACAGAAAAACTTTTTTCTAATGATTTCAAAGGTTTTGATTTCAACGTTGGAGAAAAGCAATTTCGGTTTAAAGTAAATAATGTAGATCAAGTAAAAGAGACTCAAAGCGATATTAATAATTTTGTCAAGAAGTTCTTGAACGAAAAAAATGAAATTAGTGACGCAGCGGGTTATCATAAGTCTTTGTTTACAGCTATGAACGCGGATAAGATTGCACAACATTTTTATGAGCAAGGTAAAGCAGATGCTATTAAACAAAGTGTAGCTAAAGCAAAAAACATTGATATGTCTCCTAGAGGAACTCACGAAAGTGTAGAAAGAATAGGCGGTTTTAAAATTAGAGCAATAAATCCCGGAGCTCCTTCTAAGTTTGGAATTAAAACTAGAAAATAAAAAAAATTAAAAATTAAAAAATTATGGCAGGTTCATTTACAGGAAGTGCAGGAGCATTAGCTCATTTAACTCCA